ATCTGTATCCACAGCGGGAGCTACAACTGCTACTGATAACTTCAGGATTATTGGTATTAAAGACTCGTTTGACGAAATATCGGTAACGACAGCAGGGGTAATATTCCTTGTTAAGCTGAACTTACCATTCCACCATGATACAACTGGTCTATAAGGAGGATATGACATGGCTATAGCAAGATCACAGCTCCTTAAAGAGTTAGAACCAGGACTTAATGCTCTTTTTGGAATGGAATATGACAGATACGAAAACCAACACACAGAGATTTATGAGCAAGAAACTTCAGACAGAGCGTTTGAAGAAGAGGTCATGCTTTCTGGATTTGGTACAGCTCCAACTAAATCAGAAGGAGCGGCAGTATCGTTTGACACCGCGAATGAATCATTCACAGCACGGTACACCCATGAAACAATAGCACTCGCGTTTGCGATTACTGAAGAAGCGGTAGAGGACAACCTTTACGATAGACTCAGTTCTCGTTATACAAGAGCACTAGCACGTTCCATGGCAAACACTAAGCAGGTCAAAGCGGCTTCTATATTGAATAATGCTTTTGATTCAAACTTTACTTTCGGTGATGGTAAAGAGCTTTGTGCTACGGATCACCCAACTCTTGGGGGAGGAAACTTCCGTAATGAGTTGAGTACTGCGGCGGACTTGAATGAAACTTCACTAGAGCAATCTCTAATCGACATTGCTGGATTTATCGATGAGAGAGGATTAAAAATAGCTCTCAGAGGTATGAAGTTAATCATTCCAGTAAATCTACAGTTTGTAGCAGAAAGGTTGATGGCGACAAACCTAAGACCAGGAACTGCAGACAACGACGTAAATGCACACAGAAACATGGGTATGCTTTCTGATGGTTATGTCGTTAACAACTTCTTAACTGATACAGATGCGTTTTTTATAAAAACTGACGCACCTAATGGTTTTAAGCACTTCGTAAGAACGCCAATAACCAACAGTATGGAAGGTGATTTTGATACTGGAAACGTTCGGTATAAAGCTAGGGAAAGATACTCATTTGGTGTATCTGACCCAAGATGTGTGTTTGGTTCTCCAGGAGCTTAAACACCATTACATTTAGAAATAAGAAGAGCGACTTTACAGTCGCTCTTTTTTTATGTTATAGTTTTAAAACCTTGACGGGAATCAACCCGACAGAGCCAAGACAAGGAGAAACAAATGGCTAATACTACTTTTACAGGTCCAGTCCGATCTGAAAGCACTCTCAAAACCATCAGTAAAAACGCAAGTACAGGCACACTTACAGAAGTCGTTACTTTAGGTGACTGTCCTGTTAGCTTATCTGATGGTGATGTAACTCTTACAAATGCTACGCATAGTGGTAGAATACTACTTGTGCCAGATGGTAGCCAGGACAACACTTACACTCTTCCAGCACCAATAGCAGGATCTATGTTTAGATTCGTTTATGCGGGAGGAGCCGCTGATGGTACGGATGCGATTATACTCACTCCAGGAAACACAAACTTTTATATTGGTGGTGTAACTTTATTGGATACAGACAACGCAATAAGTAATGTGTTTTCTAATGGTAGTTCTAATAGTAGTTTCCAAATAAATGTTCCTGGAGGATTTGATGTTACTATTATGGGATTGAATACAACAAACTACCAAATATTTGGTAGTGTAACATCAGCTACAGCTCCAGCTTTTGCTGATCAATAGGTGATACATGGCAGATGCAGTTACTTCACAAACTATAATTGACGGTGCTAAAACGGCTGTTTTGAAATTTACAAATGTTTCAGATGGTTCAGGCGAGTCTGCTGTAGCCAAAGTTGATGTAAGTGCGTTAGCTAGTACTCAAGATGGTCAAGCATGTACAGGAGCCACTATTGAAAAAATATGGTGGCAGTGCAATGGCATGAAGGTACAATTATTATTTGATGCTTCTTCGAATGTTTTTTGTATTGAGCTAGGGGAAAACCAGAGTGGCTATCATGATTATAGCACTTTTGGTGGATTACCTAACAATGCAGGTTCTGGAGTAACAGGTGATATATTGTTCACAACTGTTGGTCATTCTAGCAACGATACTTATACCGTTATTTTACAGGTCCGTAAGGAATATGGATAATGGCTACAACTAAAAATGTAAAAAGAACCCCCTCTGGTAGAATTACGTACAGGGGGGAAACTTTTGCAGGATATAACAAACCCAAACGCACACCCAAAGGTCCGAAAAAATCAGCTGTGTTAGCGAAGAAGGGGACACAGGTGAAGTTGGTGCGGTTTGGTGACCCTAACATGACTATTAAAAAAGATCAACCAGGAAGACGTAAATCTTTTCGTGCCAGACACAACTGTGACACAGCTAAAGATAAATTTAGTGCCAGATACTGGTCGTGTAAGGCATGGTGATGAAAGCGGAGCAAGTTGCAAAGATGTTAGAAAAACACGAAGAAGATGCTAATCGACGCTTTGATAGAATAGAAAAAAGTCTAGATAAGTTAGATATGCGTATGTGGGGATTAGCCGTATTGATAGTAGGGGTAGCGGTAGCAGAAAGGTTTTTCTAATGGCTATGACACGAGGCAATATGCGACAGCAAATAGAGAAGCCCCCTGCAAAAAAGAAACGCAAACTCCTTAAAAAAGGCAGTATTCCTGAAAAATATTTGGCAGGACTGAGTTCTTCTGAAAAAAGTAAACGTCGTGCAGAAATACAGCGTAATGCAAAAAAATCAACAAAGGACCCTTCTGCTTACAGTTTTGCAACTGATTTTACTTCTGGCGGTAAACGACGTAAAACAAAATTAAGTAAACACACTAAAGCATATAGGAAAAAATATGGCACAAAAAAAGGGTAAAAAACCATTAGCTTCGTATTATGGTGATCCTAAAAAAGTCACCCGAGGAGATATTATTACAGTGGCTAAGATGAAAGCTAAGAAAAATAATAAAAAGGGTAAAAAAAGTGGCAATAAAAAAACAAAATAAAACGAAAGTAAAAAAAGTTATTAAAGGTTTAAATAAGGCTTCGAAACTTCATGCAAGTCAAGCAAAAACTTTAAAAGGTATAATTGGTAATGGCAAAAAGAAAAGACCCACTAAAGGGAACAGGGAAAAAACCTAAAGGTTCTGGAAGGAGGTTATATACAGATGAAAACCCCAAAGACACAATCTCTATTAAATATGCCACTGTGGAAGATGCCAAAGCAACTGCTCGTAAAGTTAAACGTATTAATAAGCCGTATGCTCGCAAAATTCAAATCCTTACTGTGGTCGAACAAAGAGCAAAAGTCGCAGGCAAGCCCAAGCAAGCCGCGATCGCAAAAAAAGCAAAAGAAGAACTTAGAGCCAAGCATAAAAAAGGAGCAAAAAAATGAGCCTAAACGAAAAAACAAAAAAAGCACTGGCAAAAAAAGCGTCGGACGCCCGAAAAAAGGGTAAAAAAGTCACGGCAGGTCAGTTAGCTACTGTTTACAAAAAAGGGCTCGCCGCATATCGCACAGGACATCGACCTGGAGCTACACCGAGCCAATGGGCGATGGCTCGTGTGAACAGCGTTTTAACAGGTGGTAAAGCCGCGAAAGTAGATGCTCATGTTTTTGGCAAGGGCAAAAAGAAAGACACGAAGAAGAAAACAACAACAACAAAGAAGAGCTAATGAGTTTTTTACAAAGTAATATACCCTATTTCAAATGTTGGGTGCGTAAAGAATACACCTGTAACCACGAGCAATATCATGGAGAGTTTTTAGCGGCGATGGCTATAGCTGTTACGACTATGCCTAATCGTTGTTTAAGTTTTCAAATAATTTTTACAGGATATGAAGTTGAAGAAAATCAGCCAAATGTACATGGTGGTGCGATGTGGGCAAGAATGCCTATAACAGCGTTAGTTGGCGATGGTGCGTTTGATAAATTTCCTGAGCCAATGGAGGTGTTTTCAGCTCAACCTTGGGACTGCATGTCACATACCCATGCTGTATATTCGTTACGACGTGCTCAACCATGTCCTTGGCTTGCAAAAATTGGAGGAGAAATGTATCCTGCAAAATACTACTTTACTGTAGATTATACGGATAGTGAAGTAGCAGACGACCCTGCTCAGCACAAACAAAGCCATGTGCTAGAGTTATTGGATGCTGGATCTTATACTGGCAATATTGTGGCTTTGCCCAACAACAGGGTTCGTGTTACACACCCTGCATGGTTTGAAACAGGAGAAGGAGCTCCTGATTTTAAACCATCTCAACATATACACTATTCAAAGTCTGATTTAGATTATACTATGGACGTCAATCAGATCTTTGACAATCTTTATGCTGAAAAGGAGCAAAGCAATGGTAAAAAAGAAAAACGGAAACGGTAAACGCACAATGAAATCTAAAGGCGGTATGAATAACAAACGCACAATGAAATCTAAAGGCGGTATGAATAATAAACGTGTTATGAAATCTAAAGGCGGTATGAATAACAAACGTGTTATGAAATCTAAAGGTGGTATGGTTAAAGGACCTTACAGCTAATGGCATCATCTGGGTCAACAGACTTTGAACTAGATGTTGCTGATTACATCGAGGAGGCGTTTGAGAGATGTGGTCAGGAGGTGCGTACAGGGTATGACCTCAAAACAGCAAAACGTTCACTTAATCTTCTGTTTGCAGACTGGGCAAATAGAGGGTTGAATCGTTGGACGATAGAGCAAACGACCACTACTCTCTCCGCAGGCACACTTGAATATATTTTAGATGCTGACACCATAGACATATTAAGTGCTGTAATACGCACAGGCTCTGGTATAAATCAAAGTGATACTCAAATATCACGTATAAGTAGGGATGTCTATCTTAATATCCCGAACAAAAATACGCAGGGGAGACCTAATCAATGGTATGTAGATAGGCAGATTACACCCAAGATACGATTATATCCGACACCTGATACTACCTATAGTTTGGTGTTTGATAGACTAACACGAATAGAAGATGCTGATACTTTTGTAAATACTGCAGACGTTCCTTTTAGGTTTTACCCTTGTTTGTCAGCAGGCTTGGCATATTACATAGCTTTAAAACGAGCACCAGATAGAGTGCCTTTACTAAAACAGCTTTACGAAGAAGAGTTTAACAGAGCCGCCTTTGAAGATGTCGATAGGGCAAATCTCAGTTTAACACCTCGTAGAGATTTTTATGGGTTTAATTAATGAGTTACGCTATAGGCATACGTTCTTTTGGGCAGTGTGACCGATGTGGATTCCGTGTCAAATATCTCAATCTACGTAAAGAATGGAATGGTTTAAAGGTGTGTCCTGAATGTTATGAAACAAAGCACCCTCAATTGGAGCCACACCAAACAGGTGCAGATCCAGAAGCGTTATTTGAAGCTCGACCTGATACTGTACAAGAGCCAACAGATTTTGTAATATACACCAATGTTGGACTAGGCATACTTGGTACTTCATTGACGGCGTATACAGCAACCATGTCCTTAGGGGCAGTTACGGTGGAAATATCATGAGCTTTACTTTTGCTACACTTAAAACCGCAATACAAGACTATACAGAAAACAACGAAACGACTTTTGTCAATAACCTGAGCATTTTTATAAAAGAAGCAGAAGAACGCATATTGAAAAGTGTGCAACTAAGTTTATTCCGGAGAAATGCCACAGCAAGTTTTGCTTCTTCCAACAAATTTTTAGCGTGTCCGGATGACTTTTTAGCTCCTTTTTCATTAAGTTTTACAAATAGCAGTAGTGAAACTGTTTTTCTAGATTACAAAGATGTTAATTTTTTACAAACTTTTCACCCTAATCCTGCTACCACAGGCACACCTCGGTACTATGCTTTGTTTGATGTGGATAATTTTTTGATAGCACCAACGCCTGCGAGTGCTTTAGTGGTAGAATTACACTACTATTATAGACCTACGAGTCTTACCGCAGGCACAGATGGTGGTACTACGTGGCTCGCTACTAATGCTCCAAATGCTTTATTGTATGGTAGTTTGGTGGAGGCATATACCTTTATGAAAGGTGAGGCTGATGTAATACAAAACTATACACAAAGATTTGTTGAAGCAGTGCAAGGCTTGAAATTATATGGCGAGGCACGAGAAAATACAGATGCTTATAGAACAGGATTAGTTGTAAGAGGTAAACAATAATGCTTTTAGAATTACCAAAAACCCCGATAGTGCAAGTCCACACCACAAATAATAGAGGGTTTACACCTGAAGAAATTGCAGGTTTTTGTGTTGATAAAATAGTGGAAGTAAGTGATAAAGCTCCTCCAGAAATACGAGACCAAGCCCATGCTTTTAAAGCCCATTTACATAAGGTGATAACACATTACGTAAAAGAGGGTATCAAATCTGATAGAACTACGGTATATAATATGATTAAGGATGCAGGATATGAAAAACTTGCTGAGCAAATAAGGAGAGCGTAATGGCTATATCACAGGCAATGTGTACTTCATTCAAAGCTGAATTACTGTTAGGGGTGCATGATTTTAGGAATACAAGTGGAGATACTTTTAAAATTGCTTTATATACGAGTAGTGCCAGTTTAGGAGCAGACACAACGGCTTTTACTACCAGTAATGAAGTATCGAGTTCTAATTACACGTCTGGTGGCAATGATTTAGATAAAGTGAGTGCAACCTTTCCTAATACAAGTGGCACAACAGCGTTTATGGATTTTGAAGATGAAACCTTTTCTAATGTGACTTTGACTGCGAGAGGAGCATTGATCTATAATAGTACACCGAGTGCTAACGATAAAAGTAATTCTAGTCTTACTAATCCAGCTGTTGCCGTATTAGATTTTGGAGCAGATAAATCAGCTTCTTCAGGTAATTTTAAAGTGGTGTTCCCAACAGGAGATGTAAGTAACGCAATAATAAGGATAGCTTAATGGCGTTTAAAATCGAAGATAGAGTCCGTGAAACGACAGTAACCACAGGCACAGGAACTATTGATCTTGGGGGTGCTGTTACTAATTTCGAAACGTTTACAGCAAATCTATCAAATGGTGATACCACTTATTACGCAATAGTCGACAACACGAATAATGCTTTTGAAGTAGGGTTGGGTACTTTTGCAACAGGAAGCCCTAATACGTTAGCGAGAACCACCATAATAGCTAGTTCAAATAGTAATAGTGCAGTGACACTTGGGTCTGGTACTAAAGATGTTTTCATAACTGTTCCTGCGAGCAAACTTGTTGTGGAAGATGGTAGCAACAATGTTGCCATAGGAGGTACAGTAACAGCTACCGCTTTTAGTGGTAGTGGTGCATCTCTTACAGGTGTAGATGTCGTGAACGATACGAGTCCTCAGTTGGGTGGCAACCTAGATGTGAACGGTAACGAC